TTTCGTATATTCCAGCTTCGTCATCCAGTCCTCATCGGTGGTAGCCGTGGCGAAGTCTTCAGCTGCTTTTTCCAGGCGCTCTTCCCCCAGTGTTCGCTTGGTCGCTTCGTCGTTTTGGGCGAATTCAATCATCGCGGTATAGCTGGGAAGTTGGTTGGTGGGCGTACCTGGTTCCGCGGTCTCATCCAACTCACCGAATTTGTGTATGCGAATCAGATCAAAAGCGTTGACCAGCAGGCCGGAGATCGGATCTGTCCCGTGGTGAGAGTAGGCGAATTTTCCGTCATCGTAGATGACCAGGCCGCCGGTGGAGCTCCCCGGGATGTATGTGTACCGGTCCGGTCCAGCGGGTGCGTAGATGTCAGGAATAAAAGCCTCGATTGCCTCCGGTATTGAGTAGGTCCGGCAAAAGGCGCCAATCAGTCCCGGCTTTTCGGTCGGATCGCCTTGCTTTTCGGCCAGTTTCTTCCGGGCCTTCTGCGCCCGGGATGACTCCGGCCAATATGATGGGTCCCGCCAGTCCGGATACCGGGCTAGGACCTCGTCCGGGTCCAGCCAAGGAGCGTCAAGAAATTTGAAAACATACTCCCCGTCGGCCGGCGTGCTGGGCCAGTACATGAGGCGATGCGGTTGGTATGTAGTATCATCGAAAAAGTCTATTCCCAGGTCTGCGGCCACGCGTCGGCCGACGGCCGGGTATTCGTCCGGAGTGACCGGACGGGAGAGCGGGATGACCAATCTCAAACGGGGAGAAGAGGGGCTGTGTGAATGGGTCGAATAGACCACACACGCACAGCCAAGCATGACCTCGACGGCCGCCCAAAAATCACCCGTGATATAATCCGCGTCAAGCGTGAGCAGTGATCGCCAACTGATATGATCCGTTTTCCGCCGGCCGTTTTTCAAAGCGCCACCAACGAAACCGCCCACGTCTTTAACCTGGTCTTTTTGTGCTTTGGTCATTTTTTGATACTCGGCAAAAGTTTCCCGAGTCCTGGTGGTTTGAGATAGCTTTTCTACCAGCTCAGACCAGAGCAGTTCTCGGTTTTTCCAGGCCTTTGCGTGCCGGCTGCGGCCTTCGGCGATCGTGATGGAGCCGTCGTATTTGATTTTTACGGTTTTGTTCGGGATGTTTTGGATCAAGGTTTGTCACCCACTTTTGTTACGCCGTAACGTTACCAACTGTTATAGTGTAACGTCTTTAAAATGTTTATTTACCGCGGATTCATTGATCATTTTTAAGCGCCTCCTAAATCACCTGAATTTTGGGCTCCCGGTATTTTGACCAGACAAACCAGGCGTAGGCCGTCGCGTCGGTACCCTTGCCGGTAAAACTTGGCCTCTCGGAAAGTACATAAAGCTGCGTTACCGGATGTTTATCCCAGAAAGACTTGCGTTTCTTTGACTCCAGAAATGCCAATCGGAGAAGCATGATTACCTCGGCATCTGGCGCAATCTCGAAACAATGCTCAATGATTTCTTGGGCAACGGAATATGGTGGGTTGGTGATGATTATGTCCGGATCCGGAAAATTGGATCTCGCTTCGAGAAAGTTGTCGATGATAACCTGATCTGCGCCTGCTTCTATAAGTTTTTGTTTTTCTTCGGGTCTTATCTCAATTGCAGTGATTTGGGCGGAGTGGCTGCAGGACCTAATCTTTTCGACTATTACTCCGTCACCGGCGCAAGGTTCCAATACATACGCTCCTGAAAAATAAGGTGCACCAAGCGTCTGGATAATGCTGTCAACCACCCACTCTGGGGTCCGGTAGAAATCACTCTCTCGACGGATTGCTCCGCGGTTGGTCGCGCTCATGAGTTCACCTCTTAATCTTTTCGATAGTACTCACACTCAAACCCATCCGCCCGAAGCGGCAATTCCGGCGCCCATTCAATTGACCGACTCATGATTTCGCACATTTCTTTCACTGATCCGGATTCGTTTGGCATCTCCGCGATCACCTCGTCGTGGACGTGGAAAACAATCTTGTAGCCGGCTTCATGGAGTCGGACGATGGCCGTGGCCAAACAGTCCCGGGAAACGGCCTGGACAATATTTTCTACCAGCTTCGGTCCGTAAGTTTTCAGGCGTTTCCAGAGTTTCTGTTCTATGCCCTCATAGGTGAGCAGCGGTTTGTTGTATCGGGTATCTATTTCAATTCGTGGCCGCGGGTAAGCTAATCGCCGCCCGGATGGAAGCATGATGAACAGACAGCCGGATTCATAGGAAAAAGTCAAGCCGTATTGCAAAATAGTTATTTTTCTGTCCTTTACCGCATCATGTGCGGCCGCTTCTACATCCCACCAGAACTTTGTTATATTCGGATTCGCTGCCCGCCAGGTTTTAACCAAGCTCGGCAGCTCGTCTTCGGTGAGCCCCATCTCCAAGGCACCCATCGCCTTCAAAGCCCCGACCGCGCCGCCGTAACCAAGGGCCAGTTCTGCGATCTTACCTTTTTGCCGGAGTGGACTTCCTTTGTCTATTGACTCGATCGGTACCCGGAACATTTGGGCGGCCGACGCTTCGTATATCTTCCCGTGGGAATTAAATACGTCCATCCGCCACTTTTCCCCGGCCAACCAGGCCACTACTCTAGCCTCGATGGACGAAAAGTCAGCTACTATAAACCTGTGGCCGTCGTCCGGGATGATCGCTGTCCGGATCAACTGGGACAGCGTGTCCGGCACACTCTCAAAAAGTAGTTCTAGACTCTTATAGTCGCCGACGCGGAGTAACTTCCTGGCCAAGTCTAGATCAGGTAGATTGTTTCTTGGAAGATTTTGTACTTGTACAAGCCGCCCCGCCCATCGCCCGGTCCGGTTCGCGCCGTAGAACTGAAGTAGCCCTCGTGCCCGACCATCCTGGCCCATGACCCTCTCCATCGCCTGGTATTTCCGGATGGAGGTCTTGGCCAGTTCCTGCCGGAGTTCTAAAACCCTTTCAGCGGTGGCGCTTTCCACCTCTTTCATTAGGGCCGGGATCGCTTTTTTGTTGAGGCTTTCGATCTCCAGCCCTTCAGCTTTTTCAAACCATTCTTTTAGCTGAGCCACGCTGTTGGGGTTTTCCAGTCCCGTCAATTTGATGGCCTCCGCCTCCAGCTTTTCCCGGTGGAGCTCACTACATCGAATAGCGTGCTGGACCAGGACCGGGTCAATCCGCACTCCCCGGTCAGTGATCTCCTGGTCGATAAACCAAAGCCGCCACTCTGATTCTGGCATTGGATACCGTTCTAATGCTTTCCGGACAGCTCTTTCCACTTCTACGTCTTGCTGGTTATAGGCTATAAATTGTTGCCACTTCTCCGGATCATGCCTGGGTAGGTTTCGCGTCCGGCCACCGTTGGCTTTGGTTGGTTTACAGGGTCGTGAAAAATAGTTGATGAGGTTTTTTCCGGCGCTGTCTTTTTGTTGCTCTAGATTCAGGGCCTGGGCCACGCCTTCCAACCAGCCCGGGAGGCCGAGGTAAAGAGCGTGAACTGAACTACAGCGCCATTGGTTGATGGGGAGATGGAGGTCAAGATATTTGGAAAGGCAAACCCGTTCAAAGTTCGCATTATATGCGGATTTGATTACGTTTGGGTTAAGCAGAGCATCTTTGAGAAACGGAGGAAATTTTTCTTTGGTGAGGTCAATAGTTTGAACCGGCTCATCGCCAAGAGCATAACTCAAAAGCAGTATTTCAAAATCCGGCGCCTCAACATATTTATAAACGCCGGAGGTTTTAAGCTCTATTGAGCTGTAGGTTTCTATGTCAATACTGAGGATAGTCATATAAGTATCCTCCCAATTTTAAAACAACGCAGTTATAGCGGTGGCTAATGTTCGCGGATTTTCACCCCATATTTTTTTTACCGCGCTTCATCGGGCCAAGCCGGCGCCCTCCACGCTGATTCCTGATCCCCGCACAACACGAGGACGGGCCGGTAATTTAGGCTAGCCTAAAAAGTTTTCTTCTTCGTCTTCCGGTTCGTAAGGTTCGAAATCATCCTCCGGCCTGGTCCGGCTGCCAAGATAATCTCCATCTTCTAGTTTCTGGATATGGTTCAAACCGCAGCCAATCCCTTTGTTCCCGGCCCGGTTGTAGGCGAAGAAGTTGATGCTGGCCCGGCCGTAACAACCGGAGTAAACTTCTGTTGGATCCAGAATCGGATTCAATTGAGCGTCCACCACGCCGGGTTTTTGTTTCGTTGAAGCGTTAAGGAAATACATCCCTGCGTACTCCTCTTGGTCGGGCCTGTCTACATCGCCATCCCGAAGCGGCGTTTTGAGATTGGAGGGTATTTTTCCGCCCCATTTAGCAGCTTGGGTCTTTTTCACGGCCTCCACAGCCGCTTCGATTTTCCGCAGGGTCTCTTTGTCAGATTTGGGGATTAGGATACAGACCGAATATTTTGGCTCCTGGTCCGCGTTCATTGAAAACGGCTCGAACACATGCACATATGAAAATCGAACTTTCCCAGTGACAACTTTCGTGTCATTTTGTACCCTTGCCATGTTTCCATGTCTCCTTTTTCCTAGTTATTTTTGAAGTCCGCCACCGCGGCGGTGATAGAGTTGATTTCCGGCCGCTTGTCCGATTCCGGGACCAGCGTTGGTTTCCCGGCCGGTTTCACAACTAGTCCTTTCAGCAGTTCGCCGAATTTGGTCTTGCCCAGCAGTTTCTCCATAGCCGTAATGCCCCAGAGCTTCTTCTCGTAGATTTGTTCTTCTTTGTATCCGGCTTCTAGGAGCGTTTTGGCCACAGCCTCTTCATCCGCGTACTTCCGGACACTCCGGCCTTCGACCAATTTCCAGCCTTTGAACTTCTTCCCGTGGTCCCTGGCCTGGACCAGGGCGTAGTCAAATACATCCGACACCCAGGCTTTGAGCTCATCAGCTTGTTTCAGCACTTCGCCGATCTCTTCATCCGTCAGCAGTTCCGGTTTCCGGAAGTCCATTTTGGTCAGCTCTAGATTCGCTTCCGCCCTGGCCCGGCAGTTAAACCGCGCCCGGCAAAATTGACAGTGCTCTCCGGCCTGGAACTCGCCTTTCCCTTCCCAGGCCAACTGTGCTCTTTTGATCAGCTCTGTATCTGCCCACCAGTAGAGCATTTCAGCGGTGATCTCATCGCTCGAAACACTGTCCAGGCGGGGCTGGACAATGGTCATCCGAATGATCTTGATGTCATAGAGTGAATCAAATGTGGCCAGCGCGCCCAGGGCGTAGAGTCTCATTTGCGCGTTGTCTTCCGCTGCAACCGGGACACCTTTTCCATATTTGAGATCAATGATTTCAAGTACACCATCGGAGATAATGACCACGTCGCCGGTTCCAAAACCTTCCGGTACCCAGTCGGAGAAGTCCAGTTTCTGTTCCAAAAGCACTACCGCATCCGCTGACCGGGTTTTTGCTTCGTTGACTTTTTTCATTACGATTGAGGCGTATGTTTCTATGTAATCGAGCATCGACGCCGAGTAGAATTCGTTCTTTTCAAAAATTTGCAAGGCTTGAGCATAATCTTGAGCCGATATTTGTTTTAACAAAAACCGCAGCTTTTGTTCGGCTATGCCGTGGGCCAGTGTTCCTTCTTCCGCGTATGTGCTGGTCGTTTCCTCGAATTGCTCTTCCAGCCGGGCGCTGGGCGGACAGGCCAGCCACCGGTAGGCGCCGGAGGCGGAAAGAACAGCGTGTTTTCTTTCAGTCATGATTCCGCCTCCAGTTCTGCAGCTTTTCGTATCACTTCCGGATACTTTTCAGCTGGAATATCAGTGAGCTTTTTCGCCCCGAAGCTCTCGATGATTGCTTTGACCTCCTTCTGTTTTCCGCCCTGGGACAAATTGGCCAACTTTGCCCGGACGGTTTCCAGGGTGAGGGTTGGTTGGTCTGCAGGTTTGTCCGCGGGTTTCGCGCTGTCGGCGGGTTTGGTCTTTTCTTTTGTCCCAACCAGTTCCACCAACGTGGCCGTCAGCACATCAATCGCGGTCATTAGCTCTGGAGCTGCTTCCACTGTTACCTTGATTTCCATATTTCCACTCCTTTCTAATGTAAATGGACTCCCTGTGCGGGCACCGGAGCGCTAGTTTGCCGGTTGCGTTATCAATTGTCAATTCATACCGTGGAGAAGTACGTTGTGCCGGCGCACTTACCGTCACGGCGTTTCACTCCCCTCACCCGTCATAGGGGCGGCGAGAGCTTCGCAGACCCTCTGTGCGAATGCAGGATAATCAGAAGCTCGCAACGAAATAACGATCCTTATGCTTCTGCCGTAGTCATCGTCTGCTGTTTCAATGACTACGAATGTTACGCCGTGCTCTGCGCCCTCCCACGCAGAGACGACAATATCGCCAGGCATGTGTGAACAGATGTGCAGATGCTGGTAGATCCGTGCCATACTCATCTCACCTCCATGGGTATCAGCAGCACATCTCCCGGCTGGATGCGTCCTGGATCAATACCGCCGTTTGCTGTCCGGATGATATAGACAGCCTCCCGTGGATCCATGTCCGGTGCGTACTGGCGGGCTAGACCCCACAGAGTGTCGCCCGGCCGGAGCACGACCTCGACCATCTCGTATTCCTGGTGCCGCTGCCCTGCCTGTATCACGGCCCAGACAGTTGGCAGGAGTAACACCGTGACCAGCACCAATGCCGCGATATCCATCCAGGTGATTATGCGCGGCCTCATGATCCTGTCGCCTCCCGCATGTCCGTGCCGGCCAGATATCGCTCGAAGCGCGTGGCGTTGATGTAATAGGACCATCTACCACCCGGCATCTGGACGGCGGTGCCGAACGGGAATTTTCCGCCTCTCAGACCCAGTCTGAGGAACTGGGGCGTGACACCCATTTTGGCCGCCGCTTGTTCTACAGAAATCCTCGACACTCGTTTCACCTCCTGGCGTGTATCTTTTTAGGATACACACTGAGCAAAAAAAATCTCGTCAACTTCCTCCGCTGATAGCCCGTACCGCTCTTTGATTTTCCATATCTCGTCTTGGGTGAATTGCCGCTTGCCGTTGATTTTCGCTGATAGAGATTGCTGCGAGATACCGATTGCCGCCGCAAGTTTAACTCCGTTGTCCCCATGCAGCACCATGACGGATCGGAGTTTGTTAGGATTCATCAAATCACCTCGCTCCGTGTATCGTCTTTGGATACATAGTAGCACAGTACACTCTATTTGGCAAGCCCCTCGTGTATCTTTTTTATACTTCGCAGTATCTTTTTGCTCACGATGTGTTATTATATTAACATGGATGCCATTCAAGCGCTGAGTAGGCAATACACAGCCTTTGTCGCCCGTTTTGTGTATTACCTGTGTATTACGGGTGGCATTTCTCCGCGTCTTGGGAACTCTTAATCCTTCTCCCACGTCGCCCGCGGCCCTCGC